CGGGCGGCATAGGCGGCGGCATAGGCGGCATAGGCGGCATCGGCGACATCGGCGGCGGCATAGGCGGAACGGGCCTGTGACCAGTCTCCGCCAGAAACCAGCGCATCCATTCCCTCTATCACAGGATCAATTACCGCCTGAATGTCCGCTGTGACTGTTGGCAGTGCGCGAAGTTCCGCAGCCAAAAACGCCCAGTGAACCCTTGACAGGTCTTTCCCGTCACGACCAACAGCCTCTGGCAATGCGGCAAAGAATCCCTTTGCATCATCCGCAGGCAGGCGCTCGAAGATGCTTTCTGCAAGGCGCAGCAACGGTTCTGGCAAGCCAAACCTCTCGTGGGCAGGCTTTGGGTCACTGGAGTGTGTCAAGCATCCGATGAAACAGCCTTTATGACCATCCCAGTATTCGCCTTGAATTACGGCATCGGCCTTGATGTGCTTGGCAACCTCAAGCGTCAGGTCTGCGTGATTGCGTGTAAGAATTGTCATTGTGTTCTCTCTTTCTGTTTGATACCCAGCCGAAGCGGGGCGTTTCAATCTCAACTAGGTTGTGGTTGGTCGAGCGTTACCGAATGCGCCACATTTACTTTCACTCGCGCCCCGCACGACTACCTAAAAGCCTCAACATCAACCGCATAGCGTATTTCTGTCAGCGGCCCTACGCTGATGACTGCCCTTGCTGCCTCCCCGCGCTTTGTCAGGTCATCCAACGCCACGGTCACATCAGATACTTCTTGCCTAGTGTTAGAGCCAAGCAATTCCATTGTGACGTGCTGCGCCAACATACTACAGTCGTGGTCTGTCAGAATATCCAGCACGTCCTGATCATCCCAATCTTCCTCAAGCCCTTCCTCTGGCATAACAGGTGCGCCTGTCAGCTTGATTGCCCGCCACGGCGTTGTATCGCGCCTGTCAGCAGCGTTGGGCGCAAGCATTGCCTCATAGTCCTCACCGATGGCCAAATCAAATTGACGTGCCAGTGACGCCGGGATGAACACGCTTTCGCCGGTGTCTGGAATGACGCCAAAAGACGTTCTTGTGTCCAGTATTCCAGTGATGATGATTGTTTTCATTTCATGTCTCCAAAGTTTGGTTTATCTTCTGCACGCCAGTAGCGATATTTTTTGTCGTTTAGCTTTTGAAACTTAATCCCGAACTCCGCTGGCGATGTTCTGAACTTATCGCACCATGATGCCATTGTTCTCATATCAACGCCAACACCTTCAGCCAAATCAGTTGTTCGCGCGTATGGATGCTTTTTCAAATGCGCCCGCACCAATCCGGCCCGGCGCTTCCACTCTGATTTATGCCAATTGTGCTTATCCTTCGTGCATCCGATGTTCTTCGTGTTGCCGTGCGGGCGGTGCAATGATGGAGGGGTCTTGCGCCCGCCCTCATAACTCAAAATTGCCTGACCGATAAGTTCCTCATACCGCGTGGCAATGGTTGGGTGTGTGCTAAATGCTTGGATCATTACAGGCTCCACCCAATAACAAGGAACGAATAAACAATTGCGCAAAACGCAATAAATGCGATGAAGTCGATGAGAAAATCTTTCATTGGGTTTTCCTTTTGGTGTTGTCGGGGCGCTGATTACCAGCGAACCCCAAGTGACGCAAAATATGCTGCGGCGGTGGCATCTGTTTCTGGAATAAAGCTAAAGCAAAGGATGCTTTGAAGTGTGCGCAGCGCCAAGTCGTCAAACTGGCTTTCGTCAGCCTCGCCTTCTGCAATAGTGTCATTGGCATTTTGTGCGGCTAACAATGTGTATTGATACATATCCTGCGGCGCGCTGTCTGATTCTGCTTGTGCGCGGATTGTTTCGAATGTGAGTGTCATATCTTGGTTTCCTTCGTGGTTAATGGGGGCGCTTGGCCCCCGTTTGTTATGCGAAGCGGAAATGACCAGCTTCGATTTTTGCGACAACCCAATCAGCGGCATTTTGATAAGTTCCGCCAAGGCTCTCAACACGCTGCATCGCTGCGACCCTGATCAAAGTGTTTTGACGATCCCAACCGTCATCAGACGCATCAAAAAAGAGTTCGATCATTGTGATGCCTGTGTTTGTTTCAAGTTTTGTCATATCTTGGTTTCCTTCGTGTTTCGTTGTTGGTGCCACCTTTATACACCCAAAACCCCCACCTTCAACCCATTTCTTTCACAAAATCTAAAATACTTGACGACGCGTCCGCAGCGCCCTTGCCCACAATCACATCGTGTCCCACCCCTTCAAGGTATTCAATCATCGCCTTTTGCTCTGGCGACAGACGCCCGCCCTTCACCCGTTTCATCTCAATCCAAAGCGTCCAGGCAGGCACAAACAAGTCAGGGATACCCGCCACAACGCCCTCTTTTTTCAGCATCTGGGCCGTGCTGATGGCCCTATGCCCACCGTTGGGAATGGCGAAAATCAACACGTCAGGAAACCGCTCACGAAACCAATTCACCAGCCCAACCTGTTCCTCATGCTCAGAAGGGTATGTCTCTGAACATTTCTTCAAGGTTCTTGTCGAACGTCTCTTTCTCGGCTTGCGCGGCATAGTTTATCTCCTTGGGTTTGTAATCAAGCTGACATTGCTAATAGGCCATCGCGACAATCTTTTGAAACTTGCCGTCCGGCTGCGTCTTAATGCGGCTGGGCTTTACCCAAGTCTCGCACTCCTCCAGCGCCTCTGCCAGCGTCTTGGCTTTACCCCCCAGAACAGGCAACCGCGCCAGATACTTGCTTGCCGCATAGCCGCCGTGATCGGGACATAGCCACTCATTCACCCGCGTCATCATGCCGTTGTGATACGTCACCTTGAGCGTGTCGGGCTTGCCCTCTTTTCCCTTCCACCGCTCATAAGTCACGTCGTCAACGTCCATCCATTCCGCAACAACCTGCGTCGATAGCATGGCACCATCATAAGACTTCTGCGCGTGGTTCAATGCAGGCGGTGGAAACTGATGCCCGCAGCCGGGGCATACTTGTGTTGCCGTTGGCAGCATCTCTTGGCAATCTGGGCATTGCTTGGCCGGCGCGTCACCGTCACCCCCCGCCCCTTGCCGCTTGGCCTTTACTTGGTCAATAAACCCGTGCCGCTGTACGTTCTGCCCGTAGTCCAGAATAAGACAATCATCCTTGCCCTCAGACAATCGCGTTCCGCGTCCCACCATCTGCACATAGAGGCCCGCCGATAGCGTGGCCCGTACCAGCGCCACCAAATCAACATTCGGCGCGTCAAAGCCCGTTGTCAGGACATTGCAGTTGACCAAGCAACGCACGTTGCCACTCTTAAACCGCTCAATCTTTGAGGCACGTTCCTTTGGCGGGTCTTCCCCAGTCACCACCTCACAAGTGTGACCATATTCGCGGATCCCGTCTGCAAGCATTAGCGCGTGGTCAATCCCAGACGCAAAAACCAGCCAGCTTTTGCGAGCGGCCCCAACTGTCACAATCTCCTCAACAGTTGCGGCCACAAGTTCCGGGTCAGACGCGGCCATTGCCAAGTCGCGCTCAACAAACTCCCCGCCCCGCTTTTTGACGTTGGTCAGGTCAATCTGTTTCAACCCGCCTTTGGATATGACCGGCGACAGATAGCCTTGGTCCATCAGCATCCCGATAGGGATGTCGTAGGCAATGCCGTCAAACAGCGCACCGTCGCCCTTGTGGAGTTCGCCGCTGTCCAAACGGTATGGCGTGGCCGTCAGCCCCACCACCTTCACTTGCGGATTACAAACCAGCAAATCAGCCAGAAACTTTCCATATCTGGTCTCGCTGTTCTTTGGCACCATGTGCGCTTCGTCAATAAGCACCAAATCGGGCGGCGGAACCATATTGTAGGCCCATTGATAAATGCTCTGGATGCCCGCAAACGTGATGGGCTTGTCCAGCCGCTTCTGCCCGATGCTGGCGCTGAAAAAGCCAATGTCAGCGTCAGGATACATGCGCAGCAGTCCCTCGGCCCCCTGCGTCAGCAATTCCTTCACATGCGTCAGCACCAGCACCCGCGTGTCTGGGAATGACATGGCGTCTTTGACAATCTGGGCGATGATAGCCGTCTTGCCTGCCCCAGTCGGTGCCACAATCAACGGGTTATTCCCCCGCTGATCGGCCCAGTATTGATACAGCCCGTCAACGGCTGCGCGTTGGTAGTCTCGGAGTTGGAAGGTCACTTCATTCTCCCTTCAAACAATTCGCGGCTGTTGTTGTGGTTGACGACAATCTCGCCTTCCTCATCGTGATACTCTACTCGGTTACTTGATGCGTCACGCACCTCCCAGCCGCGCGGCATAATCTGGGGGATGTAAAGATGCTCATCGCACAGCCCGTCAGCATCCCAGCCCTTTCCGCAGGACCATGTGCCTTCGCGCTTCGGCGTGACGTGGGCGCAGGTCCGGCAGCTTGGCTCTGGTATCTTGCATCCCCAGCACACCGCCCAATAAGGACAAAACTTGCAGGCGAATGAAGACGGGTCAGATGCAATGCGCTCCGGCGGCGTGTCGGAAAACACAATGCTTTCAGCCTTGGCCACCAGCTTCAATGCTTGCGCCGCGTCATACTTGATGCGCTCGCCGTAGATGGCATCCGTTTCTTTGCATATCGAAAAGAAATAGCATCGCGTCAGGCCCGCCAGGTGCATCCCAATCTGGCATTGCGCCCAATAGATTGGCTTCACTTCTTCCAGCCCCTTGTTTGTCAGCGCCCGGAACGTCTTTGTATTCATCGTTTTGAACTCGAGTGTGTGGGGCTCTTTGCTTTCCGCAAAGCCCTCACCAACACCGTCAAGGCTTAGTGCAAAGTGTCCACCACAAGCCTCAAAGCGGATCTGTTTTCCGGTCTCTGGGTCTCGGTCCCAAATCGTCACGCCGATGTCGCGCAGGTTGCGGACAATGCGGTCCTCTTCGCGGTCGCCAGTCTCAAACAACCGCAGCATCCGGCCCTCGAACTTTGGCGTCCAAGCCCAGCGGAATTGATACCAAAGTGCCCGTGCGCAATCGTTGCCAATCTGACTGCCGCCCAAGTGTGGCCGATGCTCGTTCTTTCGATTGGCTTTGTAGTGATCAAATATGCGCTTTATGGTTTCGGGTGTGGTGTGGGTTTCTAGGTTCATGTCTCTCTCCGTTCATCCAGTGACACGGCCCCGCAAGGCCGTGCTTCTAAATCAACGCTTCCAAGGCGGCGTAGATGCTGCCGCAGCAGCCGCAGGTGCGGACGCTACAGACCCACCACCGCTGTTGGTGTCTGCATACTCCTTAATGTCATTGGAAGGCCCGTAAGCGCCGTCTGCTGGCTTTACTGCCACCTTCACCATGAAAGGCTTGTCGTGCAGGTCGCTTGAGTCCCGTGGCGTCATCACACCAACCGCCCGGCAGATGCCGGACAATGTACGCTGGGCAATCTCGACTGCCGTGCTGTTCGGGTTGTTCAAGTTCAGTCGCTCAATCAGCTTTCGCCCTTGATGCTCGCCCTCAATGATTTCAGCGGTCAGTTGCAGGTAGCTGCCCGTCTGCGCCTTCGTTGGCTTTTCTTCGCTCTCTGTAAAGACAGCCTTATACCAGCCCGCAGGCAGTGGCACATATTCGGCTGTTGGCTCTACATCAGCCGCGTTAAATCCATTCAGTTCCATTGTGAAAACTCCTTGTTCACTTTGCTACAAATTGCTCGAAAGGGTTGCCGCCGTCGAAAGTAAACGCCAATGGCGCATCAATCGCAAAGCGGTTCTTGGTGACGCTGGCCGCCTGTGGGTGGCAGATGATTTCACGCGCCCCTGTGCTGATTGCCCGCTTTTTATCGCCATCGCCCCGTGTGTGGGTAACAAGCCTAATCATGCAGACAGCATCCACGTTGTCGGTGTAGTGCGCGATTGACTTCTTGTGCAGGCGCACGGAATAGCGGTTATAGCTATCCATGTCCGGCAAATCCATCGTCTCGGTATCAGCGTGGCCAATGAACACGATGTTCATGTTCTTCTCATATGCCAATGAGCCTGCCCACTCTCGGACCTGCCGGTGCTTATCAGACGCCGCGCCATAGCCAGCACCATACCCGCCACCGGCTTGATTGATGCTTTTGGCTTTCGGGTCCGCCGCGACAATCTCCGCCTCAATCATCGTTGCAAGCTGCGTGATGCTATCCAGAACCAGCGTCTTGTGGTCATGCTCTTGAGTGGCCAATGCCTCAATCGCGTCCAGCACATCTTGCACCGTGTTGGCCACCGGAAACATTGACACATTCTCGTTGCCTTGCAGCGATGCCGTGCCGTCCTCGGTGCGGATAAAGACAGGCTTGGGAAACATAGCTGCCAGCGTTGTTTTTCCCATGCCGCCCTCGCCAAAGAGCGTCATGATGACGGGCCTTTGGCCAGTCGGCTTGCTCAGTTGTGATAAATCAATAGCCATTGTTGTTCTCCAAATAATCGCGTTCCTGTTCAGCCAACTTGATTGCGACACCGAGTGCGCCGACAATCGCAACTGCCTCTTCAACCGTGAAGTGTTCCAAATCTGGTTGAGACTTTCCAACACATTTCGTAGCAATCGCAACGGAACCTCGGCCCTCGCCAACCTCAATCAAAAAATCTTGGCCGTCTTCGGCTTGTATTTTGATAATCATGCCAACTTCTCCACTTTTACACCGACTTTCCCCGGCTTTGTTGTGAATGCCTCTGCAACAGACGCCCAAAGCGTCGGCTCGTTCTGAGCAAGGTATTTCATGCCCTTTGCATCAGCTTTCGGCACCATTGAAACAGGGTGCATGTTTTCAGGCAGGCGGTGCTTCACCATATCCCAAGCGTTCGCATCAACCGACCGCGTAATGGGCTGGTTCAACGTAACCTTGTAGTTTTCGGTTTTGTGGGTAATGGCCCCTTCGTCCTTGGCTTCAAATGCCGCGACGATTTCAGCCTCAATTTTTATACGGTTGCGGTTCGCAGTCGTTTCAATTTGCTTTTGCTCCAGCCAATCGGCCAGCAGTTGATCGGTATTGCTCATACCATTCTCCTTTTCAACTTCTTCAACACCATTGACGTTACCCGCGCACTTTGGCATGGTCAACAAGAAATTTCACATTGGGGAAAATAATATGAAACCGCTCAAAAGTATCGCCGCCCGCCTTCACGGATTGAATCTTGCATATGTCATGGAGCAAACAGGCCTCACTTACCCGACCCTGCGTCGTATTCAGCAGGGCCGCGAAAACATCCATGTCGGCACGTGGAAGGCATTGTCAGACTTCTTTGAGCGTGAGGATCAGCTTTGAATGGCGTCCACCATGTTTATTCTTTCTCCAATCCAGCGCATCACTGGGACAGCCATGCTGTTGCCCATTGCTTTGTATCGAGGGCCATCTGGGCAATCCTCTGGTGCCTTGTTGCGCCATGCGATCTGCGTGTAACCGTCGGGGAAGCCTTGCAGGCGCTCACATTCAATTGGTGTGAGGCGGCGGACCTTCATGTCAGTTTGCATTACGCCTTCGTGACGTCCGCCAGCTCCGCCTCGCTGAATTGTGGGCTGGAGTTCTTTAAGCGCGTTTAGTTCTTCACTCCATCCTATCACCACCGCAGGCGTTTTGCTCTTATCCAGCGTTGGCGTGACTTCCGTTGACACGCTGTCGCCTTGTTTGGCGCTGTTTTGTGCGCCGAAGGCTATGGGCACCATATGACTTTGCTGTGCATCTTGCGCGGACATTGCGCGGCCAGTGCGAGCGCATAGCGACCCGCAAGTATCTGGGACAAACAATGGCGCACCGCCGTTTATGTGCTGATCTTCTAGCCCCTGTTTTGATCCGAATGCAGCGTTGAGCGTAGAAGCGCACTGTGCAGGCCATCCGGCAACTTCTTCCCGCGTTTCTCGGCTCGGCGCAGGATGCCATGACAGGCTTTCTCGCTCAAATAAAACCGCTGCGGCACGTCGCCAGTCTCCAAGGTATCCGACAACGAACACACGGCGGCGTCGCTGGGCCACTCCGAAGTATTGAGCGTCAAGCACTCGGTATGCGAACCCATACCCGAGTTCGCCCAGCGCCCCGAGGAAGGTTCCAAAATCCCGTCCTCTGTTCGAAGACAGGACGCCGGGGACGTTCTCCCAAACCACCCACTTGGGCTTATGTCGTGCAGCAATGGCAAGATAGGTGAGCATGAGATTTCCCCTTGGGTCATCAAGCCCTTTGCGAAGGCCTGCGACGCTGAAGGATTGGCAGGGGGTTCCTCCCACAAGAAGGTCGATTGGGTCATTTTGCCACTCCTTAAAGTTTGTCATATCGCCGTAATTCGGCACGTCTGGGTAATGATGCTCAAGCACTGCGCTTGGGAACTTCTCAATCTCGCTGAAGAATTGCGGCTTCCATCCAAGCGGATGCCATGCAACCGTTGCCGCTTCTACGCCGCTGCACACTGAACCATATTTCATTCGCCCTCTCCCGCGCTAATACCCCGAAGCATCATCCCGATGGCATAGGCTGCCACTGGGTTTAGCGGCCTGTCGCCCTGCTCCCAGCGGCGGATTGTGCGCCCGCCATTGGCCCCCATGCCCCACTCGTCGGCCAGCGCCTGCTGGCTGTATGCGAGAGCGCGTCTGGCCTCTTTGAACTGCTCTGGCGTCATTGTGTAAACCTCCATCCCCCGCGAGGCCCAAATTTTACTTTGCGGATGCTGTCGTCGGCCATCATAACAACGGCCACGATTTCAGACTTTTCGCGTTTTGCGCGGAGGTAAACCTCCCGGAATGTAGGAACCGCGCTCATTGCGCGGCACCATATGTTTGGATGCAAATTTCTGCGAGGTATTCGCGAAGCGGCTCGTTTTCAAGCAGCTCAATAACCATCTGTCCTTCGGGCAGGTTTGCCTTTCGGGCAAAAGCTTCAACTGCCGTCGGCAGCGCAATAAGCGCCTTCGCAGGCATCCGCATTTTTGCGGCAATCGGAGCGAGAGAGTAAGAACAAAGAGCCATGATGGCCTCCTATTTTGCCGGTAAAACCTCCGGCTGGGCTGGGCTTCATTGCCCTATGCACATAGAAATAGGACATCTGGCCCTCAGTGTAAAGGGGGTCAGGTCACTTTTTTTGAAATTATTGAATACCCCGATGGATAATGGACGGGCGGCCCTTGCCGCTCTCCGGCTTTACCACCAGCCGCTCAATCTCATAGTCCTCGACCACCATTGCCAATAAGCCATCGCGCTCGTGCTTCTTGAGGTTGCCCAGGCGCGGCACTTTCTTGAGCAGTTCGTTCATCTTCACCCCTGCGCTCCCCGACTTCACAATCGCGTCTGCAACCAGCTTTCGCAGTCCGTCTGTATCGCCTTCTGACAGGTTCACATCCATGATGCCCAGCGTTTGTGTCAGGTAAAACTCCACATAATCAATCGCCCATTGTGCCGCCGTTTCGGTGATTTCAGCATCGCCCAGCGACACCGCAACAATCAGGCTCAGTCGCATGGCAATCTCGCGGCTGCGGTTCATCATGTCAGCAATCATCGGCGTTGATGCATTCTGCCTGTCAACAATCGTTTGCTCATAGGATGTAAACATTTTCCGCGCAGCCAAATTGAACGGCACCAGCACCGGCTCAGGTGGAAACTCCGCGCCATTGTCTTGCAGGTTTCCGCCCTCGCCCTCAGCCACCGACACCGCCTTAATCCAGCCCACCACCGAGCCAGGCACATCAATGTTTTCAGGAACCCGCGACAATTCGCGTGGCCGCTTGCTTTCCACAATCAGCAGCCGGTTCAGGAACCCGCTTGCCACGTCCTTGGCCCCAATCGCCTCGTAAAATGTTTCTGGCGTCGTCATGCCGATGATCGTCAGCGATGGTGACTTAACCTCAACTTGCAGTGCTTTCTTCTGGCTTTCCGTCGCCATCATCGTTGAATAGCCCACGTTGCGCAGCGTTTTTATCTGCCTACCCCATGCTTCCATGAGCATTGTCAGCGCGTCTTTTTTGTGCTGGTTTCCCTTGGCGCTTGCCGAGGCCAGCATTGAGCCAAACTCATCAATGACAGAAATATGAACAGGCTGGTCGTTCAGCGTGGACAGAACCCCGCTTGATGACGTGTAGCCGCTCGGCCCCCGCAAGTGCATCGCCCCTGCCGCTTCAAGCGCATCCTCAATGACCGTGTTGGCATGCTCTTTGCCAGATCCTGTCTTGCCCACATTCAGGAAGTAGAGGGATGACATATTGCGGTTGTCAGTGATGAACCGCCGCCCCATTGCCACCGAGCCGAGTGCCAACGCCGTTTGCACATCAAATTGGGGTTGTAACTTGATTGCGGTCTTTGCGCTGTAGGCAACCAAATCCCCCAGAACGCCCGGCACAGTCAGAAGGTGAGGCGGTATGTCGTCAACCACCTCCTTGCGCCCCATGATGCTCTTTGCCACCTCCGCGCCGTGCTGCATCATTGCCCTGTCTTCCTCAGACGGGCCTTGCGGTAGGGATTGGATTTGCAGCAACTCAGCCGCTGCCTTCACCGCGTTGGATACGTTGCCAAGGTGCTGGTACTGGCAAAACACCTCAAAGGCGTCGAAAGCGTGGGATGGGTCAAAAGGGTCGGATGCGTGGTGGCTGTAGGCCTTCCCATCGTCAAAGATAACCACGCCAGGGATCTTGGATGTGGATGACGGTGACAGCCAGCGGTTGCCAAACTGTTTATATCCCGCCTCCGTCAAAGCCTGCGCCATTGGCGTGGCATCGTTGTAGGTATCAATTACGGACGTGTCCCTGCTTTCAATCCGCCTTTTCTTTGGTGGTGGCCGAAACTCCTCCACCCGCTTCCAAGGGCATAGGTCTGCCATCTGTGGCCGAAACCTGTCCCACTCATTCCATATGGTGAGAAGCTGGGGCGGTATCGGGCCAATCTGGTCGAACGGGATCCCTGCCCATTGGTATGGGTTGCCAGTGTCAGGGTGGATGGAAGGTGGTAGCACGTCTTGGACCGAGCCTGCCCGCAGCTCAAACACCACCTCGCGCAGCCTCGGGTCGTTGGGTGTTGGCCAGCTTATCTTGCGGGTGCTGAGGTTCTCGCCATCCGGCGCAAGAAACAAAACCTTGCCGCGCTCAGGCCGCCCAACAATTCGCGGGGCCGTCGCAAGGATGTGGTCGAGGTCAATGTTCAGCGCTTCAAAGATGGTGCGCGTGTTTTCCATGTGGTCAATGTCCAGCGCCACCGTACCGCTCATCGAGTGCAGCAGCCCGACGTTGTGCGTGGGGTTGGAGGACCAGAAGTCCGGCGGCGTGGGCTTGGTCTGCCATGAGAAGGTTTGTGGTGCCTTGCTGCCAGCAGGTATGGCCACAAGTTTCCAGCCCAACGCATCATAGGCATTGGCATGCTCAAGGGTATCTGATAGGGTTTTGGTCATTGGAACCGCTCCTCCCTTTAAGGTTTCAATCGCGCCCCAGGTTGTTTCAGCAACGCTGGGGCTTTTTCGTGGCCCCTTGCTAGCCCTATAAAGTTCGACGGTCAAGGGGCGAAGTAAGTCGCGAGTTTAGTCAGGCGCTCAAGAAAGTCTAAACTTCGTAGAAATCTAGTTTGATTTGAAACGTGGTTACGAATTTTGTAATCGTCAATGAAACAAGGGGTGTTGGTGTAGTAGTAGTAGTATATATATATATATATTCTTTATTATATACCTATACACCCGTGAGGCACACACAGTCCTAGTGGGCTAGTGTCGGCAAGTTTTATCATTTTTATAATTAGGTAATCGCCACAACAAGATCATGCCAACACCATAGACACCACGCACCTAGCGTGGCTGGAATGCGCATGAGAGGCGCAGAGCGGCTCTGTGAGCGGCGTTAGGGTGTGCTTGGCTACCCTTATCACCAAATGAATGAGATGGCTCTGTATGGGGCTGTTTGGTGGGGGTTGGGGTTTGGTGGGGGTGTTGGGGTGTTGGGTGTTGGGTGTTGGTGGGGGTTGGAGGTTGGGGGTTGGAGGTTGGAGGTTGGGGGTTGGAGGCGCGCTCACGCACACACCGCTGGCCGCACAGCCTCGAGCGCGGGACGCTGATAGGTCCAGTTGACGATGCCGAATAGGTCCAGATTAGGGGGCGGGATGACGCCAAAAGCGGTCCGCCTGAACATCAAAAGCGGTCCCAAAAGCGGTCCCAATTATATGTCGGATCGCTAACGTGCTGTTATCATTGGATTAAATGAGGCTGGTTTGGTGCCTGCTGTGGGCACCCAACTGAACACAGCTCCAGATTGGCCAGACCCCCCCCGTGGTGTGGGCGCGGCGGGGGCGGCTGTGACAGAGACATCCACACACACAAAAATCCCCTACCTACACCAAACCCCAGCTACCCCCCCCCTACCCCATGCGTTCTGGAACGCACCTTTTCAAAAAAAATTTTGCGTTGTATGATTTGGATTGAACGCATTTGGGAGAGTATCGATGGCGGGTCGCAAGTTTCGTAGAATGGTTATGAAGCACTTGGAGGATTTGGGCGGGACGGATTACGTCTTGGATTACATTGGCGATGGCGGGACTGTGAAGGCTTTGTCTGAGAAGACAAATTGCAGCCGTAGTTTTTTGAGCCGTGTATTGAATGGCACGCCCGAGTATCGGGCTGCGTTGGATGAGGGCCGGCGTATTCTGGCTGACAAGATGGCTGATGATAGTTTGGCGATGGTTGATGATCTGGCTGGCAAGGAGGATTTGACGTCGCAGGACGTTCAGTTGGCGAAGGAGCGGATAAGTGTTCGCAAGTGGATGAGCGCGCTGAATCATCCTGATCGGTTTGCGCCGAAGAAGGAGGAGGTCACGATTAACATTGGCCAGCTTCATCTTGGTGCGTTGAAAAAGATCAAGGCTGAGATGCTGGATGTGACGCCGGTTGCTGAGGCGATTGAGGGCAACACGTCTGATGAGTGATGTGATCCCTGAAAAAATCACGCGTGAAATGCTTTGGCAACTGCTGGGTGATTACGCACTAACTGTTGCGCTGCAGGAGGGCGTGTTTTTTACTGAAAATCCTTACGTTTTACTGGCGGCTAAGCATCGTAAGGGAGAGATGATCCATGAGGGAATGATCAAGTGACGAATGATGTGACGTATATCAGGGGTGCGCGGCCTGACGATAGTGGTTCTGAGCCTCGGCCTGCGTTGGTTGAGTATTTGGAGGAATTGCTTGAGCGTGCGCGGTCTGGTGATTTGCAGGGCATTGTGACTGTTGGGTCTGACGCTGACGGGTATGCGAGTTATGGTCTTGTTGGGGCCTGCGGTGGTTTTTCAATGCAGGGTGCGTTGGCTTGCGTTTCGACGTTGGTTGCCGAGGTGAATTTGAGTCAGCTTGATGACGAGTGATGTAAATCCTTTAGAGGAGTTTGCGCGGACGTATTACAGCGATCCTGTTGGGTTTGTGCGTGATATGTTGGGCGTTGAGCCTTTGCCGTATCAGGCGGAGTTTTTGGAGGCGCTGGCGAGCGGCGAGCGGCGGATCTCGGTGCGGTCTGGCCACGGCACGGGTAAGTCGACGGCATCTAGCTGGGCTATGCTTTGGTTTTTGTTGTTGCGGTTTCCGAATAAGGTTGTGGTGACTGCGCCAACGAGTGGCCAGTTGTTTGACGCATTGTTTGCTGAGTTGAAGCGGTGGGTGAATGAGCTGCCGCCTGCGATTAAGGCGATGCTGACGGTGAAGTCTGACCGTGTTGAGCTGGTTGCGGCCCCGAGTGAGGCGTTTATTTCGGCGCGGACGAGTAGGGCTGAGACGCCAGAGGCGTTGGCTGGGGTTCACTCGGATAATGTTATGCTGGTTGTTGATGAGGCGTCTGGTGTGCCTGAGCAGGTGTTTGAGGCTGCGGCTGGTTCGATGTCTGGTCATTCTGCTGTAACGATTATGCTATCGAACCCGACGCGATCGAGCGGGACGTTTTTTGAGAGCCAGACGCGGCTGTCTGGATCTTGGTGGACTCGGCGGTGGTCTTGCGTTGAAAGCCCGCTGGTTTCGGGTGAGTTTGTTGACGAGATGCGGCTGCGGTACGGTGAGGAGAGCAATGCTTTTCGTATTCGTGTTTTGGGTGAGTTTCCGACTGCCGATGACAACACGATTATTCCGTTTCATTTGGCTGAAAGCGCGATGCACCGTGATATTGAGATGACGCCTGGGCTGCAGCCGATCTGGGCGATCGACCCAGCGCGATTTGGGTCTGACAGGACGGCATTTTGCAAGCGCGTTGGCAATGTGATTACCGAGATCACGTCTTGGCAGGGTTTGGATTTGATGCAGACTGTTGGGCGCGTGATGGCAGAGTATGAGTCTTTGCCGATCAGCCAGCGGCCCAGCGAGATCCTCGTTGACAGCATTGGCGTTGGCGGCGGAGTTGTTGACCGTTTGCGGGAGCTGGGTGCGCCTGTGCGTGGCGTAAATGTTTCCGAGGTGCCGTCGATGGGCAAGACGTATAACAACTTGCGGACTGAGCTTTGGTTTAAGACGAAAGCGTGGCTTGAGGACCGATCTTGTAAAATTCCTGACAACGATGCGTTGGTCGCTGATCTGACTGGGATTCGGTATTCATTTACGTCGTCTGGGAAAATGCAGGCGGAGAGCAAGGACGCGATGAAGAAGCGCGGGCTGAAGTCGCCGGACCTTGCTGATGCTGTTTGCCTGACGATGGCGTCTGACGCGATTACGGCGCTGAGTGGAAAGCGATCTGTGTGGGGTAAGCCGCTGCGCAGGGCGTTGAAGGGGATAGCTTAGGGCTAGCCTTGCCAGAATGGCCTATTGCGTGTAAGTTAAGCCAAAGGCTTACGGGGTGCAAGGCATGATGGGTTACGGATACGGCAGCGGCGATCAGCGGGTGAATGCTGTTATTGATATGATCAATGGCGGCGGTCAGGGCCGTGCCGGTCAGCAATTTGAGGGCGGCGGGCTTTTGAGCATGCTTGGGAATGCCATTGCGCGGCCTTATGGCGCCGATGCTGACGCCCCTGCTTCCTCTATGGCACCTCTGGCGCGTCCTGCTTCATTTGCAACTGCCACGCCTATTCAATCGAGCATGCCTGCGCAGGCTCCGATGCCTGTGTTTCAGCCGCCTGCGCCTGTGCAGACATCGTACCTTGATCCGCAGTTTGATTTAGAGCGCATTCTTGCTGGTTTGAACCAGATGCAAGATCCTCGTATGGTTGGGCCTCGGTAGATGGCTAATGACCTTGTAACATTCGATAAGCTGATGCGGGCAATCGCAATGCGTGAAAGCACCATGAATCCGAATGCGGTTTCTGATGCGGGCGCGGTTGGGCTGCTTGGCATAATGCCCAAAGACGCAATGCGCGGAATGCGGGATGGCGTGCCGACTGTTTGGCAGGCTGCCGAGGCCGAAGGTTTTCAGCCGCCAGATCAAACATTGGACAGCGCAGTTTCTCTTTTAAAAGACCCAGCGGTCAATAGTATGATTGGCGAACAGTACGTCCAAGAGCTTATCAATAAATATTATGGTGACACAGAGGGCGTTCTGACGTCTTACAATGCAGGCCCCGGCAAGTATGATAGACTTGGATCTGCTGCGGCTATGGATATTCCTGAGCAGCAAGAATACGCGCGAAAAGTTTCTGAGGATTATGAGAACTTCTTTGGCGCACCGTTGCCGGAGAATCTTGGTGTCTTGGTTTCGCCCCGCCCGCAGGTTCGGCCACGTGGCCTTATGGAGCAATACTAATGCCCCTTAAAAAAGGTTCGTCACGCAAGGTTATCTCTGGTAATATCCGCCAAGAAGTGAAGGCTGGAAAGCCGCAGAAACAGGCTGTTGCCATAGCATTGAGCAAGGCCAAGAAGGGAAAGAAGAAATGAAGGCACCTAAGTTTAAGCCCTGCATGGGCTGTCCGACCCCCCGCCGGTGTGCGGCTGCTGGGCGTTGCCTGAAGGGCAAGAAATGAGCATCACAACCTACACCGAGCTGAAAGCGGCGCTTGCTGACTGGCTGCTGCGGGATGACCTGACTGCGGTGTTGCCGACGTTTATCAGCTTGGCGGAGGCTGACATCAATCGGCGTGTGCGTCACTGGCGCATGGAAGAGCGGGCCACGTTGTCTATATCTGGACAGTTTACGGATCTGCCTGCGGGCTTTCTTGAGGTTGCCATGTTGACGCTTTCGTCGTCGCGGCCCGTGCGGATGGAATTAATTAGCCGCGGTGAGATGCAGGACCGGCGCGAGATCAATGCGGACACGACAGGCGTGCCGCAGTATTACGCACTGACCGGCGGTCAGATTGAGGTTTATCCGACGCCGAATGATACATATTCGGCCAACTTGGTGTATATTGCGGCCCCGACTGCACTGAGCGATGCGAATGCTGACAACTGGCTGCTGACGTATCATCCAGACATTTATCTGTATGGGGCGCTGCTGCAGGCAGCACCGTATTTGAAGGACGATGAGCGGGTTGGCCTGTGGGGCGGATTGTTTAACGCGGCTATCGAGGCGGCCAATGTGGCCAGCGATAAGGCGCGGTTTAGCGGCACGACACCGCGATTGAAGATCAGGAGTTATTGATGGCTACTTTTTCCTACACTAAGCCGACGGTTGGCGGATCTGAGGATACTTGGGGCGATACGCTTAATGCAAACTGGGATGCGATTGGCACGTTTCTTGGCTCTTTGGACAGCACTGAGCTGGCTGTTTTGGACGGCATCACGGCGTCCACGGCGGAGTTGAACCTGCTTGATGGTGTGACGGTTACTCTGTCCGACATTACGGCAACGGCGGCTGAGTTGAACCTGCTGGACGGAGTGACGGCATCAACTGCCGAGATTAACTATCTGGATGGCGTGACTTCGAGCATTCAGACGCAGATTGATAACATCCCTCAGCCCCCTGAATTGACTCAAGTCCAAGTCGAGGACGACACGTCTACGGTGTTCGGGCAGGTGTCGGGGCAGCGGTTGGCACAGGCATCCGCAAAGCACTCCTTTAGTGTTACGGAATTTACTTACGACTTTGATGTATCCGGTGCCGTAGGGACGGTGGCGTTCACCTCCGATCTCAGTGGGTTCGACTATTTAGAAATTGAGAGTACATTATCTTTTAATGGCTCCACAACTCCAGATTTACAATTTTCCCCTAACGGCGGTTCGACTTATAGAACATCAGGATATATCGGTGGTGTTCAGGATGGCGTGGATGGTTCATCTATCTCTAGTGGTATTCGTCTAATCAGAACGAACTCAGATGATTGCTTGGGTTTCTGCCGCATAATCGGTCTTGGCAACGCATCCGTAAAAACAACTGCATCTGGTGTATTTGGTGGGGGGAGTAGTCGTGTAACTGCTACGGGTGGTCGCTATAACACTGACGAGGCCCACAATGCACTGCGGATTAATTTCAACGGGAGTCTTACCACTCAAGGAATCTTAAAGTTAAGGGGATATAAACGACCATGAAAAAGTTTGTTTTTAGTGACGAAGGGCCTTTGATGGTTGACATGGGTGCGGCTGAAATCGCGGCCCTCAAACCCGACCCCACCACCCTCGCCTCCGAAGCCCGCTCCAAGCGCAACGCCTTGCTCACAGCATCCGACTGGACGCAGGTAGCAGACGCGCCTGTAGACCAATCGGCATGGGCTACCTATCGGCAGGCTTTGCGCGATGTGCCGGATCAGGCAGGTTTCCCCGATAACATTGATTGGCCCACCGCGCCGGAGTAACTGAATGGCACTTGTCCAACTTTCACCCCCGCCAGGGTTTCGTTATCACGGCACGGACCTTGAGAGCGAGGGCCGTTGGCGCGAGGGCAGCCTTGTGCGTTGGCGCGATGGATCTTTGCGGCCTGTAGGTGGTTGGGTTGATCGGTTCGGCTCTGTGGTCTACGCAGCAGCGCCGCGGGGGATGATCGGCTGGGAAGACAACACGGCAACAAGGTGGATTGCGGCAGGCACGTTTGAAAAGCTGCACGTCAGCAATCCAAGCGGCACGACGTACGACATTACGCCTGTGGGCTTTACGTCTGGGCTTGAGGACGCGGCTGTCAACACGGGCTACGGCGGCGGGTTGTACGGCACAGGATTTTACGGACAAGCGCGGCCTGACACTGGCAACTATTCAGAGGCGACAACGTGGTCAATGGATACGTGGGGACAGTATCTGGTTGCGTGTTCGTCCACTGACGGCAAGCTGTATGAGTGGCAGCTAAATACGGCCACACCCGCTGCGGTTATTGCGAATGCGCCGACTGACAATCTCGGCGTTCTTGTGACCGAGGAAAGATTTGTGTTTGCTTTGGGAGCGGGCGGAGATCCCCGCAAGGTTGCTTGGTCTGACTTTGAGGACAATACGCTTTGGGCACCGGCCAGCACCAATCAGGCGGGCGACTTGGAGTTGCAAACCCCCGGCCAGATTATGGCGGGCGTGCGGACGCAGGGGCAGGCGTTGATTTTGACGGATCAGGACGCACACCGCGCGGTCTACGTCGGCCCGCCTTTTGTCTATCAGTTTGAGCGCGTGGGATCGTCCTGCGGGCTTGTTGCGCGTAAGGCTGTAGCGGATACGCCTGCGGGTGTATTCTGGATGGGCCAGCGCGGGTTCTTTGGCTACAACGGATCAAATGCGCAGGAACTGAAGTGCGATGTGTGGGACAAGGTTTTCTTGGACATCAACACGGCACAGATCAGCAAAACGTGGGCAGTCACCAACGGCCAGAATGGCGAGGTGTGGTGGTTCTACTGCTCGGCAGCCAGCAATGAGATTGATCGATATGTGGCCTACGACTACAAGGAGGGCCACTGGTTGATGGGCGACCTGTCACGCACGACCGGCATTGACCGTGGCGTATTCCGCACGCCTCTGTGGGCCGATGCTGACGGGTCTGTTTACGACCACGAAACCGGCTTTAACTATGCGGGCGGAAATGTTTACGCCGAGAGCGGCCCGTTCAAAATTGGGTCTGGTGATAACTTGGCCGTGGTGACTGACTTGATACCCGACGAGGTAAATCTTGGCGACGTGACCACGACATTCAAGACGCGGCTCTATCCTACGGCGGCAGAGACGTCACACGGCCCCTACACGATGACAAACCCCACCAGCGTAAGGTTCCAAGGCAGGCAGGTCAGGATGCGCGTGACAGCGGCTGTGAACGGCCCGTGGAGGGTCGGGCGGTTCCGCTTTGATGTCAGGCAAGGTGGCAAGCGATGAGCGCGCTCCTGCCGCCCCCTGTTGGCCCTGACTGGAAGATATGGGCGCGGCAGGTATCCACATTCCTATCGCGTGCCTTGCCAAGCCTTCAGTTTAAGACCGGCGATGAGACTGCCGCCACCAATGGCATTTTGCTTTGGGATGACATCAATGGATATCCAGTAGTATCTAAAAATGGCGAGTTTCGTCAGATTGTGTTGTCTGATGGGCAATATGAAGGCTCAATTACGGCAGACCAGACCGCGGCTGTCATAGATACGCCTTATGCACTGACCTACACGGCGGCAACGGCTGACGGCATTACGAATGGCACGCCGGCGTCGCGTCTGGTGTTTGAGGAGGGCGGGCATTACATGGCCAGCTTTTCCGCGCAGATCACAAGCACGTCGAGCAGCACGGTGACGTTTTATTTCTGGCCGCGTATTAACGGCGTTGACGCGCCAAATTCAACTATTGTTGCGTCCTTGCACCAGAATGACGCGACAACTGTTGTGAGCCGTGCGACAACTTTTGACGTGCAGGCCGGAGATTATCTTGAGGCGATGTGGGCTGTGGATAGAACGGACGGTTATCTTGAAGCGACCCCTGCCACGGCATTCTCGCCAGCGGCCCCCGCAACGACGCTTGGCATTACGAGGCTTTACGCATGAGCAAAGTCGGTGTTTTCTACGTTCCTGCTGACAAGATGGATCAGTATTGGCCGACATTCGGGCCAATGATTGAGCTGGCGCAGAAGCGGCTGGCGGATCAGTGCGGGATGGATGACGTGGAAGAATGGCTGCGCACTGGTCGATCGTTGCTGTGGGGCATTTACGTTGATGGCAAACCAATGGCTGCAATGATGACGGCGGAGAATACATATCCCCGCAAACGTGTTATGGTCATTGAAATGATTGGTGGCGAGCGGGCGGACCTTTGGTCGAAGCCGGCGCTGGATGAATTAGCAAGAGTGTCAAAGGCAGCGGGCTTTGACGCAATAGAAACGCATGCACGCGCAGGGTGGTCAAAAATGGCCAAACAGTATATGTTTAAGCTCAAGCACGTCGCCTATGAACTGGAGTTGTAATCATGGGAAAAGGTAAAGAGACTACAACGCAGAAGATGCCAGGTTTCCAGCAGGACTACCTGAAGAGTACAGTTCTGCCATTTGCGACACAAATTTCGGAAACGCCATTCCAAGCCTACACCGGTCCGATGGCACCTGAGATGAGCGGATACACAACGCAGGCTGCTGACATTTATGGCAACATGGCCGGTGCTGACACAACGCAGCAGCTTATTGATACGACGCAGGCGCTTTACAACCCGTACCAGCAAAACGTGATTGATGCGTCATTGGCGCAGATGGGTCGGCAGCAGCAGCAGGCGCTGACTGGGCTTGAGGGTCAGCTTGCGGGATCTGGCGCATTTGGGTCTCGGGGCGAGGTTGCACGCGGTGAGTTTGCCGCTGGCAACTTGGCATCGCAGAACCAGCTTATCGCGCAGATGATGCAGCAAGGTTACAGCGAGGCGCAGGCCCGCGCGATGGGTGCAATGCAGCAGCAGCAGGCCCAGCAGGGCGCAGCAGCGGCTGGGCTAACTGGAATCGGCGGCATGGAGAATGCACTGAACGCGGCTGAGATTGACGCGCTGCGGAGTGAGTTCATGCGCGAGCAGCAGGACCCGTATCAGAAGCTGGCTGCCCTACAGGGTGGTGCAAGCACCATCCCGACAGGTATTGGCACGACAACCGCGACAAAGACGCCGGGGCTGTTTGATTATTTGTCCTTGGCGGCGACTGCTGCGAGTGGAACAAACTTTAATTCAGACATCCGCCTTAAAGAGAACATCCAGCCCCTTGAAAAAGTTGGCGGCGTTCAGTTCTATTCTTGGGACTGGAATGATGAGGGCAAGAAAGTCGCGCACAAAGATCAGCCGACGTTTGGCGTTATTGCTGACGAGCTTGCAGAGTCTCATCCGCACTTGGTTACACGCGGCGGCGATGGTTACCTGCGGGTCAATTACGTTGGCCTTGCAACCGAATTAGGTGCTTAAATGGCTGATTGGCAGCGGGACGACAGAGAGCTACTTGCACGCATTTTAGCGGCTGAGGCTGGTAATCAAGGCCCAGTCGGCATGACTGCGGCGGGCAACGTCATTATGAACCGAGCTAATTTGCCAGGGTATGGCGACGGTGTTCGTGGTGTGATTATGAAGCCAGGCCAATTTTCCCCAATGAACAGCGTGACCGGATACGCTGGCGGAGAGCAGGGCCAAAACATTGATGCGATCACGCCAAGCGAGACGGCATATATGGTTGCGGATAGTTTGCTTTCTGGCACGGCTGGAGACATCACTGGCGGCGCAACGCACTTCTACAACCCAGAAATTTCAAACCCATCTTGGGCGCAAGGCGTAGGGTTCACACGGATTGGCGACCATTTGTTTGGTAAAGCTGACGCACCGCGTGGTCAATCAAGCGCGGCCAACACGACACAGAGGAGCCAGCCAATGGCGCAACCAATGCAGACACAGCAACAGCCGCGCGGTATTCTTGAGATGTTTGGCGTGCAGAAAATGGACCCAGAGGCGCAGGGCGAAACGGCTTTGCCATTCTACCAGCGGCCCACGTTTAGCAACTTCATGGGCGACTTGGCCTTGGGGTTCAACCAGATGCGGCTGCGGCCCGACCCAAACCTTGCCCAGCGCATTGGCGGCCAGCGTCAGCAGCGCGCGCAGCAGGCGCAAACCAATCGCACGCTTGAGTATTTGCAGCAGCAGCCGGGTTCTGAGGCAGCAGTTGAGCTTATCCGCTCAGGCGCAAGCCCAACGCAAGCCTTGCAGTTTTATTATCAGTCTTTGCAGCAGCCGGAGGTTGAGCAAACGTCGGCAATGCAGAACTTTGCAGAATATAATCGCATTTTGCAATCGCAAGGTCAGGAAGCTGCGGACATGTTTATGTCAACTCTTGGTCGGGCCACAAATATTACCAATGTGTTGCCGGGCCAAGAAGCTGCACCGCAAATCGGGACCATTCCGCAAGGCTTTGTGGCGGTGCCAGACCCAGATTCCCCAGCGGGTTACCGCATGGAAGTTGTACCTGGTGGGCCAGAGGATATTTCAGGCCAAGAAAGCGAGGCGGCACAAAGGGCGGCATCTAGTGTTGAATTAATTGATAGCATTCTTGACGACCCCGCCCTTAGCGCAATCACTGGCATGGTTCAGGGGCGATTGCCCCCGATGACGCAAGAGGGAACAGACCTAAATGTAAAGATTGACCAACTGAAGGGACAAGCGTTTCTGCAGGCTTTTGAAAGTTTAAAGGGCGGTGGCCAAATTACAGAGCGCGAAGGCAGAGCGGCAACAGACGCTATGGCGCGATTGCAGCGTGAGCAATCAGGCGAAGAATATCGCCGGTCGCTGTCTGAATTGCGCTATGTCATGGACCGAGCGCGGCGGCGTGCCATGGGTGAAGAGATTGGTGATTATAATTTTGCGGAATCTTATGGCGGGACAACAGAGCCTAGCGGCGGTGACGTTTTGCGATACAATCCTGAGACAGGGGAGTTTGAATAGTGAGAGTTGAGCTTCCAGACGGTCGCATCCTTGAGTTCCCAGATGGGACGTCGCAAGACGTGATGCGCGGTGCAATCCAGAGGTTGCTGGCTACTGAGCAAGTCGCACAGGAGCCGATTGTTCCAGACCGAGCGGTACCCCTTACGCAAGACCCAATGCTGCCAAGCCCAGACACTGACACTCGATCAACAGAACAATATCGGCGAGATGTGGGGCTAGATGTCCCGCTTGTTGACGCAGCCGCTGCGCTGCAAGAGCAGCCTATGCGCGCGCAAGGCGGGGCTGGCATGGATTTGTTGCGATCCAGCGCGTCTGGGTTAGCAAGGGGTGCAACGGAGCTTGCCGCTTTGCCAGCGACTGTGGGCGGAGGCTTGGACGCACTTTATGAACGGCTCGGCATTATCCCCGAAGGATCACGCGCGAACATACCAGACATAGGCGGCACCATTCGTGATGCGGCTTCGTCACTTACCAGCGGCGCAACTGAATATCAGCCACAAACGACTGGCGGCCAATATGCGCAGACTGTTGGCGAGTTTGTTGGCGGCGGCGCGGGCGCGCGGGCTGGTATATTGGGCGGGCTTGCAAGCGAGGGCGCGGGGCAGTTGACAGAGGGAACCGTTGCCGAGCCTTATGCGCGCATTGGCGCTGGCATTGCCGGTTCAATGTTAGGCGCGCCACGTCGGCCGGCATTTTCAGGCGACGATGAAGCCGCCCGAATGGCTAATCTTTTGGAGCAGCAAGGCGTCAGAAATCTGACAGCGGGTCAGGCGCGTCAATCTCAGCCATTGATGAGGGCTGAAGGGCGTTTGCAAACGACACCTCAGCAAATTGACGATTACACCGCATCGGTCATGCGCCAAATAGGCAGCACAGAAAAGCTGGCCACGCCGACAAACCTTGCCGCCGTTCAACGCAATTTGGTTTCGCAAATGGATGATGCTGTAAAGGGTGTTGATGTTGTGCCTGCGCCAACGCAAGCGCAAGCAGCTTTAAAAATTGGCACAGACTACATTGACCGCGTGCCTTCGGGTCAACTTACCCCGCGCATTCGTGGCATTGCAAACGAGATCAACGCGCTGGCGGCGTCAAATAAGTCTGCCCCGCTGTCAAGGCTTCGTGAATGGCGGTCTGACATCGGGCGGCTTTCAGTCTCGCCAGACGCCGCCACACGCGAAGCCGCGCACGGATTGCGCAGACTTATTGATGACATGACTGACACCGCTCTGCTGGCCGCCGGTCGCGCTGACGACATTCCCCGACTGGGTCAGGCGCGGCAATCCTACCGAGACTTTATAGCAGTTCGTGATGCGGCATCTCGCGCGGGAGCTGAGGGCGGCACACTATCGCCGCAGGCGCTGAACCAATCTGTAATTCGCTCTCAAGGGCGTGAAGCGTATGCGACAGGACGCACCACACCAATGGCCGAGTTTACGCGCGCAGGCGCAGCGACTATGCGCCCAGCTCCTATGGTTAGCCCTGGGGGCGCGAGATCAATCAGTGAGGCTCTGCCAATGGCTGGAGCGGCAATGGCCGGTGGCGGTGCGCTGCAAGCGGGCATGGACCCGTTCGCTGCAGCTCTTTTGGCAGCAGGCGGGGCTACCGCGCCAGCTTTGGGGCAATCTTTAATGCGAAGCGCACCCGTGCAATCTTACCTACGCAACCCAGCCGCGTTTGCCTCATCGCCCGCTCGGTCTCTGCCCGGCATTCTATCTCAATATGAGGACACACGATGAAACCTGAAGACATGATCGAAGACGCAGAAATCGTGGACATCCTTGAGATTGCGCCTGTTGAAGATATTGAGGAAGAGGACAGCGGCCCAGAGCCTTTGACCGACGAACAGATCGAGGGCATCCTTGCGGGTGCCATTGATGACGCGGTTGATTTTATTGAGAGCGACATTTCGCCTGATCGGATTAAGGCGCAGCGCTACTTTGACGGCGACAGCGACATTGGCTATGAGGATGGCCGCAGCAAGGTTGTCTCCACAAAGGTGCGCGATGCGGTGCGGTCTGTTAAGCCCAGCCTGATGCGGGTGTTCCTGTCATCCAGCCGCCCTGTGGAATACATCCCACGCGGGCCAGAAGATGTGGCAATGGCCGAGCAAGCCACGGAATACATGCACTACAAGTTTCAGGAGCTTAACGGCTTCCGTGTTCTGTCTGATGCTTTTCACGATGCGCTGGTCAAAAAGACCGGCATCGTGAAGACGTATTACGAGGAATACGACAAGAGCGAGATTCACACGTTCACCGGCTTGAGCGAGGCACAATATCTTGCCGTCATGATGGACCCCGATGTTGAGGTGCTGGAGCATTCCGAAACCATTGAGGACACGCAGGTTTCCGTTGATGGATTACAGATGCCCGAGATGGTGTCGCGCACGCACGACCTGAAGATCATCAAGCGGGCCACCGACGGTGACATTTGCATGGTGTCTGTGCCGCCGGAGGAGTTCTTTATTGACCGTGGCGCGCGCTCGATTGATGACTGCTATGTCTGCGGCCACCGTAGCGATATGCGGGTTGGCGATCTGGTTGAGATGGGCTTTGACTTTGATGAGGTTGTTGAGCTGGACAGTTCCAGCAGCTTCACCGACATGAGCGTCTTGGAAGATGAAGCCCGCAGGGGATACAGCGTCAACTCTGACGAAGAGCAAAACTCGGTTGACCAGTCCAGTAAACTGGTGATGGTGACCGAGGCTTACATGCGGATGGACGTTGACGGCACCGGCACGCTGATGCTGCACAAAGTTATCCTTGGCGGCACTGGTTACAAGTTGTTGTCGGTTGAGCCATGCGACCAAATCCCGTTTGCCATTTTTGAGATTGACCCGGAGCCGCATGCGTTCTTTGGCCGGTCGATTGCCGACCTGCTAACCGACGATCAGGATGCGGCCACATCTGTGATGCGTGGCATCTTGGATAACGTCGCCATGACAAACACGCCGCGCATTGGCATTGTTGAGGGTCAGGTTGACGTTGACGATGTGATGAACAACGAAATTGGTGGCATCATCCGCATGCGCCAAGCCGGCGCTGTGCAGCCATTTTCGGTGCCGTTTGCAGCGGGGCAGACATTGCCTGCCATGCAGTACCTTGACCAAATGATTGAGGGCAAGACGGGCGTGACGCGGGCGTCTATGGGCCTTGATCCTGACGCATTGCAGTCCACGACAAAAGCGGCTGTCTCGGCCACTGTGCAGGCTGCTGCAGGTCAGACAGAAGTGATGGCGCGCAATCTTGCCGAGGGCGGGATGCGGCAACTGTTCAAGCTCATGCTGAACCTGATCGTAAAGCATGCAGATGCGCCAAAGTTCATGCGGCTCAACGGCGAGTTTCGTGAAGTTGACCCACGCGTCTGGGATACGTCAATGGACCTGTCTGTCAATGTTGGGCTTGGCACTGGCCGCGAGGAAGAAAAGGCGGCTGCGTACCGCGAAGTGCTTGGCTTGCAAATGCAGGTCTATAACGAATACGGCCCAAACAACGGCGTTGTGTCTCTGGTCAACATCCGCAACACGGTGGCCGACATGATGGCATCTGCGGGGCTGCGCAACAGCGAACGCTACTTCCAGCCAATCACGCCAGAGTATGAGCAGCAGCTTATGATGCAGGCGCAGCAGGCGGCAATGCAATCGCAAGGCCAGCCACAAGACGGACAGGCGGCAGCATTCTTGCAGGGCGAGCAGATCAAGGCGCAGACGAGAGCGCAGGCTGATATGATGAAGGCCCAGCTTGATGCGCAGAAGATGGTGATGGAAGACGACCGCAAGCGCGATGAGATGTATCAGGAGATGGCGCTGAAGAACGCAGAGTTGCAAGGCAAGTTCGGCCTGCAGGCCAGCGAGCAGCAAATTCGCGCGGAGCAAGAACGCCAGCGCACGATGAATCCGATGGGGTCTTAATATGGACACTGTTGCAAAAGCCGAGCGCGCCAAAACAATTCTTGCTGATAATGTTTTCATCGAAGCCATGAATGTGGTAGAAGAGCAATATGTTGGGGTATTTAAGTACCCCACATCGTCAGACGATGAAGTTATGGAAGCTGCGCGAATGGTTCGTGCGCTGGCGCTTATAAAGGGGCAACTGCAATCCTTCGTGGATAACGGCAGACTCCTAGAGCGCAAAAAGAATGGAAAGGATCGGCAACGTGCAAGCGACTGATCTTGGAAGTATTGAGGCAGTTGCTGCCTCTATCATTGATGCACCGGTTGAAGAAGAAACCGTTGCAGAAGAATTGACGGCAGAAGTTGAGGCCGCAGAGGTCGAAGCTGATGGCGTTGATGATGTGGCAGAGGTTGAGGAAACCGAAGGCACAGAAGAATATGACGAACCCGAGGCCGAGGAGGTTCAAGAGGAGCCTGCGCATGGCGAGCTTTACACTGTCAAGGTGGATGGCAAAACCAAGCAGGTAACCCTAGATGAGCTGACCCGCGGATATTCAGGACAGGCATATATCCAGCAGAACCTGGAACAAGTTGCGGAAGCCAAGAAGGCCATGCAGCAGCAGTATCAGGAGATGCAAAACGAGAGGCAATTCTTGGCAGAGTTGCGTCAAAAGGCAGAGCAAGGCCAATCTCTCATTCCGCCTAAACCCCCGTCGAAAGACCTCTTTGAGAAAGACCCAATCGGGTACATGGAGGCCAAAATCAATTATGACGAGGACGTAGCTGAGTTTCAAAAGCAGCAGCAAGTATTGCAGCAGATGGACCAGCGCGAAGCGACGGACAGAGAACAGCGGCACATGCAGTATCTGCAACAGCAGATGCAAACCTTGCAGGAGCGTATTCCTGAATTTGCGGACCCCCAAAAGGCACCCGCATATCGGGACAAGATGATCCAAGCTGGCACGAATTTCTATGGGTTCAGCCCAGAGGAGTTGAGTGCAGAGGCAGATGCACGAAGGATTGCTGTTTTGAATGACGCGATGAAGTACCGCGAGATGCAAGAAGCCCAAGGCGTAGCACGCCAGAAAGCTGATGGCGCTCGTCCGGTGGTTAAGCCTGGCACTAAGCGCACTGAACGCACCTCACAGGTGAAGAAAGCGCAGCAAGCCGCCTCTCGGATGAAAAAAACCGGCACCGTTGATGACGTGGCCAAATTCCTGCTGAGTTGATAAAGGAGCCTCAAAATGGGCGTTACAGCAAATACCAATGAGACATATGATGTCTCTACAATCCGTGAAGACCTTCAGGACGCGCTGATCTCGATCAGCCCGACTGAAACCCCCTTCATGACATCTATTGGCCGTCGTGATGTGAAGAACACATACTTCGAGTGGCCCGTTGTCGAGCTTGCTGCGGCAGTCACGACCAACGTGGTTATTGAGGGCGAGGCGGCACCGGGCAACGATGCCCCAACCAACGCCAAGCGTTTGGCAAACTACACGCAGATCTCTGACAAAGTTGTCGAAGTTTCTGACACTGCCGACACTGTAAACGGTGCTGGCGATGCTCAGACTGTTGCCAAACAGATCGCTTACAAGCTCAAAGAGCTGAAGCGTGACATGGAGCAGATGCTTGTTGGTCACAACAACGCAGCGGTTGCCGGCGCTTCCGGCACGGCGCGCGAAACTGCGTCTCTGTCTGCCTTCCTGACATCCAACACCGACCGTGGTGTGGGTGGTGCTGACGGTACGCTGTCCGGCACAACTGAAGGCTTCCCAAATGCTGCCGCTACCGATGGCACGCTGCGGGCGCTGACAGAGACCATGCTCAAAGACGTGATTGCATCCTGCTGGGATGCGGGCGCCGAGCCTTCGGTGGTTCTGTGTGGTTCTGGCGTAAAGCAGAAGATCTCCTCCACCTTCACTGGATCGGCTACTCGCTACCGCGACATCTCCGACCAGAAGATCGTGGCGTCGATTGACGTTTACGTGTCCGATTTCGGTGATGTGCAGATCGTGCCTTCGCGCTTCATTCGTTCGCGTGATGTGTTCGTTCTTGACCCAGGCATGGCGCGCGTTGCGTACCTGTCCAACACAAAGCAGAAGCCGCTGGCCCGCACAGGCCACGCTGACCGCACTCTGATCTCTGTTGAGTACGGCCTGCAGGTGGATACAGAAGCTGCGCACGGTGTCATTGCAGACATTAACCCAGCACTGTAATCTAACGAGGGGGCCGGTTCGCTGGCCCCCTTTACCAAATTCTGGAGAGACACATGAAAATCAAAGTGACAGGCACACGTCGGCCTTGGATTGACGGCAGCCCCCGCCCTGACGGCTGGGAGGGCGAAGTTGACAACGCTTTAGGCGAACATCTTGTTGCCAACGGTTTGGCCGAGATTAAGAAAGGTCGTCCAAAGAAGGATGACGATTGATGACTTGGCGTCTGACTGACAACGGGGTTATGGAGCGCATGATTGAGGAGGACGGCAAGCTGCATGTCCAACGCGCTATGGGCGGCCTGACAAACCTGTTTGACCAGAATAAAGCTGAGGCGGATATTCTAAACGATCAGAGCGGCATTGGCCGTTCAAACCGGCTGGTTGGCCGCATTGACATGGTGACTGCTGAAATGTGGTCCCGCGAGTGCGGCGCGGCTATCGGCACGGCTGAATTTGCGGCATACTGCAAAAAGAAGATCATGGACGGGGACTTTTCCAAGTTCCGAGTTGAGGGCAACTGACAATGGCTGACGAGCTGAACATCCCGACCCATCGCTGGTATCAGAAGCGCAACCACATCGCGCTGGCCAAAGAGGATTTCTCTCGTCAGTTTATTTACGACAGCGGCATCCAGAAGATTGACGCATGGATCAACTCGCAGCCTTGGGGTGACGTTTACATCGTCAACCGCCTAAGCCCTCCCCTCGTTCTTGACTTCATTGAGGATTACTACCGCACGGGTGGGTCTGCCTCTACGTTTGACGATGCGCTGAACTTTAGCCGTGCTGGTAACGCCACGATGCTGGACAGCGACGGGCTTGTTAAGTGGGCACCGCATAACATCTTCCTAAACAGTCTTGAACCTGGTTCAGTATTTGCGGCCTTTGGTGGGTCAAGCATTGTTGATAGTGTAGCAAGGGTTAATCCTGACGGCGATGTAAATGGCGTTTCAAGTATAACGTCTAGTGATGGCACAACTGTTAGGCAGGGGGCGCAGGCGTCAACAACTTTGGTGCTTGGTGCCGATTACACGTATTCAGTTTGGGTTGAGCGGGGTAACGCTCAATGGGTGCGACTGCTAACGCGAAATGAATCGTCATTGACGCAAGCAACTTGGTTTGACTTGACAAACGCGTTAATTGGAACTTCTGAGCATAGCGATGCAAGGATTACCGTTGCGGGTAACGGGTATTATCTTTTAGAGGTTGATTACAACTCTGGTGCAACAGATGTAACGTCAGCCCTGACTAACATAGAACCGACGAACGGAAACGAATTATCAGTCTATACTGGCGATAATGAGGTGGCCTTATACCTCTGGGGTACTCACCTCTACCGCTCCGACCTTGGTGGCATGGTGGATAACCCTGCGACGGGCAACAGCTACGTTCCTACGACTGACAGCGCACGTTACCTCCCCCGTGTAGGCAACCACGTCTACAATGGCTCTGACTGGGTGAACGAAGGCTTGCTGCTTGAGAGTGAAGCCCGGACGAATTTGATCACTCATTCATCAAGCTATGCAAGTGGCGATTGGGCGAAAGTTAATTTTACCCCCCCTGTTGCAGACGCTATAGGACCAGACGGGGAAACATCCGCAACAACGATGACTGCGGGTTCTGTGGGCGGATCGTCAACAACATACTTTGGCTCTATCGTTACAGTTGCAACATCCACCGATTACACATTTTCCTTCTATCTTAAATCCGGTACGCTTGATTTTGCGATGCTTTTTTTAGCTGGGTTTACAACACCAGCAAATGATGGGTACTTCTTCAATCTGGCAACAGGCTCAGTGCTTTCCCCGCTCAATGCTGGTACTGGGATCACCCCAAATATTGAAGATGTGGGTGGCGGCTGGCACAGATGCTCTTTAACTTTTACAACAGACGCTGCTGATACCGCAGCGGAAGTTAGGATTTACCTGTCTGAGGGTGACGGGGATTTTCAAGTTGCACAAGACGGCACCTCAAGCATCCTCATCTACGGCGCACAATTCGAAGAAGGCTCAACACCAAGTTCTTACATCCCAACAGCAGGTTCTACTGTCACTCGTGCAGCCGAAACACTTGATGTCGCCGCTGCTGATATGCCTGCGTACACAACCGCCGTAAGCATCCAGATGGATGGTGCGATGACGTATGCTGATGATGACAGTTTCTTCCGCCCTGTGTCATGGACCATGGATACATCAAACTACATTGACTTCATAGTTGATTGGCGCAATTCGCTTGATGGGCGTCAAAGATTTTTGCAATTTGCAAGTGGCGTGGGGGATTTTGTTCAAGATGACACAGCATACTCCCCCGGCATCAACGTCCCATTCTCTATCGCATCCCGCCACGGCTCTACGTTTATCAACGGCGCAGAAGGTGGCACGGCATTCACAGCGAACACAACACCCACAGCCCTGCCTGACCTATCCACTACGGACTTTGACATCGGGCCTACCTTCATGGGAAATCTTGGCAAGCTGCGCGTCTGGGCAGAGGATTTGACTGACGAGGGTCTAGAGGAGTCCACATCATGATCGAAGAACCCACAGCACCCCGCAACGACTTCTTCCTGAAGCTGGCGTCTGAGGCTGACATGCCAACGGCTCTTGCGGCTTTCTATCATCAAGACACAGACACCACTGTTGATGACGAAACAGGGGAGGAAACTGTTACCAACGTAGGCGACCCGTACCTTGTGCCGCACACCAAGGACTACGCCATTGACGTGGTGGGTGTGATCTATAGGCCCACAGGCAACATGCTGACCGATGCAGATGGCAACGAGTACCCCGAACAAGCCCCGCTGGACGGTTGGCATGTGAACATCAGGCTGATTGGTGACGCCCGTATGGTTGACGTTGAGGCCGCAGACGAAGTTTATGGGGTCATCCCTGACAGCCCGGCGCGGGTATGGCTCTAACGGAGACGACGAATGACCGACCCACTACCACTCATTGACGCAGTTATGCAGTATCTCATCGTGCCGGCGGTGGTGTGGCTGTGGATGCTGCACAAAACGCAAAGCTACCACGCCACAGACATTGCAGTCCTGCGGGCCGAGGCCAACGCGCGGGACATTGCCCGCAAGGAAGAGCGTGAAGCCACGGCGGCGCAGCTCGATCAAATCCTTCAAATGCTGCAAACCATCAACGGGCGGATTGACGGCATGATGAGCAAAGGTGAGAAGTGATGGAACGGGTGATATTGCACTGGACTGCTGGCACAAACACAGCCAGCGCGTTGGACAAGCGGCACTATCACTACATTATCCAAGGCGATGGCAGCATTGTTGAGGGCATATTCGCGCCGGAAGATAACATAAGCACGGCCACTCCCTATGCGGCGCACACACGCGGCATGAACACTGGTTCAATCGGCGTGGCGCTGGCCGCGATGCACGGGGCCACAGAGCGACCATTTAACGCTGGCAAGTATCCAATCACTGCAAAGCAAGTTGATGCGCTGGTGAAGCTGGTTGCGCGTCTGTGCGCCGACTACGGCATTGCAGTCACGCCAGAAACTGTGCTGACCCATGCGGAGGTTGAGGGCAATCTTGGCGCAAAGCAGCGCGGCAAGTGGGATATTATGTGGTTGCCGGGCATGACGCAGGGCGGACACCCCAGCGCGGCCGGCGACTTGCTGCGGGTAAAGGTGCGCAACTATGATGATCGGCCCAAGTCAATCTGGGCCGCGATTGCAGCAATTTTGAAGGGACTTCGCAAATGATTGGCCCGCTTTCACGTATCATCGCACGATACATCTCAGGCTTGATGGTGTCGTATGGCCTCATGAGCCAAGGTGACGCCGCAGCTCTAATGCCTGACCTTGTGTTGATTGCTGGTGCGCTGCTCGGCCTCATCACAGAGGCCGCTTATGCATACGCCAAGCGCAAGGGGCTGCTCACATGATAAAGCAATACTTTGCAGGCATCATTGCGACCATTGTCGCGGTCGGTGCTGCCTTGCTTTATCGCAAAGGCCGAAAGGACGCTGACGATGAAAACGTCATTGAAGATTTCAACGAATACCTCGCAACGCGCAAGCGAATGGATGAAACCGGGGGCCCTTCTGATGCTGATGTCCAGCGCTGGCTGCATGAGCGCGGCCAGTACAAGCGCCCCGGCGATCTGTGATGGCTCGCTTGACCTACGGACGCATCATGCGGCGGCTTTATACGCGGATGGCGGGCCGCTATCGCAAAGGACAGGCGCGGCGCTAATCGCCAAGCTGGATGCTGGATGCGACGATGCCTAAGCCAACGATTGCAAATAAGGCTGTCACTGACGTTCAGCAGGAAGCCTATGACGCTGTGCTGAAGCATGGCACAATCAGGGCAGCGGCAAGGGCGTTGGGCAAAAACTACACAAGCGTTTATGAGGCATACAATAAAGCCAAGGCAAAGCTGGAACTTGACCCGGGCGTGGCCGATGCGCTGGATGAGGTCGGCATTCAAGACCCTACCCGCGTGCGCGGCGGCTGGCTCAAGACAAAGCACGCCAGCGTTCAGTTCACCATGCCAAGGGCCGAGGCAATCGGCGTTGAGGACAGCGCAGAGCGCATCAGGATGGCGCTGGCCGACATTCCCCCGCCAGAACCCATAGAAGCACCCACAGGGGCCGTTGAGGGGTTGCTGACGCTCTATCCCATGCCAGATATTCATGCTGGCCTTAGAACGGACGCGCAGACGCTGGAAGGCACCGTTGAGCGGCTGGTAGGCGGTATGCGGGATTGCGTCAGCCGGTCGCCAAAATCTGCCACGGGCGTCGTGCTGGTGCTTGGTGATATGCTGCACCACAATGACAATGAGAACGCAACGCCAGCCAGCAAGCACGCGCTGGATGTGTTGGCCACCATTGAAGAAACTGCGCAGGCCATGATTGCAGGGCTGGCGCGTTGTATTGAGATTGCATTACTTCACCATCCCCGCGTAATTGTCAGCGTCCTGCGGGGCAATCACGACCGCGACGCATACTTGATTGTGCTTTACTCGCTGGCCGAAAGATACCGCAATCATCAGCGTATTGATGTGCAGCGCGATGAGGGCGAGTTCTTTGTTATTCAGCATGGCAAGTGCCTGCTGGCAGCGCACCACGGCGACAAGGCCAAGCCTGAGCGACTTGTTATGGCGCTGGCCGACGAGTTCCCGCAGCTTTGGGGCGAGACGCGGCACAGGTTTTACTACACAGGCCACCTACACCACCACAAGTCAGCCGATATAGGCGGCGTCCAGTGGGAGCAGCTTCGTGCCGTGACAAAGCGGGACAGATACGCAAAAGATAACGCCTACACCGCACGGTCTCAGATGCAGGCGATTACCTTTGATGAAGAGGTTGGCGAAGTCAGCCGGGTAAAGGTGGGACTTTAATCAATCCCCCAACTCCCCGCCCAGCGCCAAGTAGCCCGCCCCATCAACGCTGCTGTCTCGATGCTTGCCGTTGCGCAGGCGGGCAATCTTGAGCAACGCCATGAGGTGGCACACGTCGGCGGGGCTGACAGCGTGGCCAAGATACGCCGACCACATCTCAGCGATGGCCAAAAAGTTCTCATGCGGCTCGCCGTAGTGCGCCTGCCGCTCGCCGTTGATAAGCGCGTCGGCCTCGGCCAATATCTCGCTGCGTTTTGTCATCCTAGTCTCCAATCAAGTTTGCGTTCTTCTATCTCCCGCAGCAAATCATCCTGCTTCGGGTTGTCGTACCGAACGCAGGTCTTGTATGCGTTCAGCAGGTGTTCATTGAGCATGTCTTCAATGTAGATTATGTCGTCATGCGTGGCCCACATCCCCCGGCGGGCGCGGGCTTGCGGATCACTCATTGTCCTGTCTTCTTCATTGCCCGTTCCACAAGGTCTGTGGGTGTGGGGATGGCGCGGATGTCCTCTGCCCCACCCTCACACTGCCCTTGTGGGTCCATCCCTACAGTAATTCTGCAACCATATGCGCGGTGGTCCATGACAGTAGCCGCATCTTCCAGCCCCATACGATAGGCGCGGGGTAGGGCGGCGTGGTAGGTTTCTAGTTCATCGGTAAGGATTGCATTTGCCCGCCGCTCGCCGTTGATGAGTTCGTCGGCCTCTTTCAGAATGTCGGTTCTGGTGTTCTCAATATCCATCACTCTTGCTCCTTTGGTGTAGGGGTTTCACGCGCTGCGCCACATGCCTCGCAATACTGCCAGCCGTGGCGGGTTGAGTTGTCAGCCCAATAGTGTCCTTTGGCCTCGCAGTTTACGTTGAAGCTGTGGATCAAATCGACAACGGCTTTACTTGCATCGGTCACTTTTCGGCCTCCTTTAGTTTCTGCTCGATTAGATCATCAAAACCTCTATCGAAGTTTGTGTATGGGGTTCTGGCTTTTGTTTGCATAGTAGCAAGGTCGTCGGCAGTATACATTTCCAGCATGGAAATAGCTGCGTCTTGGCCACGCTGGTACTGCGTCGGTTGCGGGAGCATTCGTAGTTTAGTTTTAACCCAACTGGTCACTTCAATTCCTCCTAATTATGGGTGTTGATTTCAGCTATTGCCACGTCCGCAGTGCGCAACCACTTGTCTTTTGTGTAGTGACTTTCCTTTGCAAAGGCAGCAACGGTTCGGCGGTTTGCTACAGTAAACATTTGTGATCTTTCGGCCTCTTCGCGCCACAGCGCTGTAGCTACTTTTGTTCTAAGGTCTGTCACTTGTCGGCCTCCTGATTATGGGTGTTGGATTCAGACCAGTAGCGGTCGTGTAACCGGTCTTCCAATTCACCAACCGTCATGCCAACTGGAACGCCGATTTTTACCCGTCGCCCATCACGCGCAGTGATCCACATGGTGAAGGCATACGAATTGACCTTGAGTAGTCGTGACAGAAATTTAAAACGCATCGCTTATTCCTCCTTTTAGTTCTTCGATTTGCTTTTCCAACTCCGCCGCATACGCCTCGGCCTCTTGGGCGTCACGCACAGCGGCCTCGTAAAGTTCCTTATAGTCCACAACCGTGCCAACCAGACGACGTGTCAGCGAGGCCAACTCCTCATCTGTGATCGGCTTGCGCCCTTGCGGTAGGCGACTCATTCCCCCAACCCTTCGGGCCTTGCCACAGGGCGTGGTGACGTTGCAGGGGCCGACGTGTAATCACAATATACGTCAACCTCATGCCCCAGCGCCTCGAAGTTGCGAGCGATAAACTCACCGTCGCGGACGCACTCCATCGGCTGCGTTGTCACGAACTCCTCGCCTGCATACGGGCCTGACGTGATGATGAATGTGATGAATGCTAGAAGTTTCATTATCCTGCCTCCGAGATGATTCGCAATAAAGTGTTACGCTGACGCATTGTAGCGGCATCGGCCTCAGCGGCATCGGCGGCGGCATCGGCGGCGGCACGGGCGGCATAGGCGGCGGCATCGGCGGCATCGGCGACATCGGCGGCGGCATAGGCGGAACGGGCCTGTGACCAGTCTCCGCCAGAAACCAGCGCATCCATTCCCTCTATCACAGGATCAATTACCGCCTGAATGTCCGCTGTGACTGT